CAAGCTTCGCGAACTGTACGCAGAGGCACAAAATCTTGAGGCCGTTTAAGGCATGGCAATTACATTTCGTCATATTAAGTGGAAGAACTTCCTCTCCACGGGGGATGACTTTACCGAGATAAACCTGGACAACCGTTCGTCCACTCTAGTGGTCGGACCAAACGGTGCAGGCAAGTCCACAATGCTCGATGCTCTCTCGTTCGCTCTCTTCGGAAAGCCACACCGAGACATCAACAAACCTCAGTTGGTCAACTCGATCAATGGAAAGAACTGCGAGGTCGAGGTTGCGTTTACTGTAGGCAAAACGGAGTTTCTAGTTCGGCGTGGAATCAAGCCTAGCATCTTTGAGATCTGGCAGAATGGGAAGATGGTGAACCAGGAGTCCCATGCGATGGACTACCAGAAGGTTCTGGAGCAGAACATACTCAAGCTCAACCACAAGTCTTTTCACCAGATCGTGGTTCTGGGATCCTCGTCCTTCATCCCGTTCATGCAGCTTCCAGCCCAACATCGGCGAGAAGTGATTGAGGATCTGCTGGACATCAATGTGTTTACAAAGATGAACACGATTCTCAAGGAGAAGTCTGCGCAGCTTCGGGACAAGCTAGGAGCAACTGCTCATGAGGCCGATGTCAACGACCGTACGATCTCGATGCAACATAAGTTCATCGATGAGATCAAGCATCGTAATGCGGATAACGTCAAGAAGAATCTGAAGAAGATTGAGGAACATACTCAGATCGTTCAGCAACTTCAGGCCAAGAACGAAGAGCTTCAGGCAGAGGCCGATCGAGTTCCAAACGACATACGCTCTTCGTTGAAGAAGACCGAGGAAAAGAGACAAGCGTTGCTTTCTTACCAGGCTCAGATCAAGTCGAACATGCAGAGGGTGGTCAAGGATGCAAAGTTCTACGAGAACCACGATAACTGCCCCACGTGCTCGCAGATGCTCGTTCCTGCATTCAAAGCCGAGAAGCTTCATGCCTGCAAAGAATCTGCCAGAGAATTGACCGATGGTCAGGCAAAACTCGCAGAAGAACTGAAGAAGGTAGAAGATTCTCTCGGAGAGATCTCTACCACGATGAACCGTCTGGACGAAATCCAACAGCTCATTCGGACTAACCGTTCTCAGATTCAACTTCATACCAAATACATCTCTGAGTTCCAGCAGGAAAATGCAGAGATGAAAGATGCCAGCCTCGAGGAGGCCGAGAAGAAGCTTGAGGAACTCCTGGACCTAAAGGAAAACCTGTCCACGCAGAAATCAATCTACTACGAGCAGGGCGCCTACAACCAGGCAATGTCCGAGATGCTGAAGGATACCGGCATCAAGACGAAGATCATTCGTCAGTACTTGCCGGTGATGAACAAGCTCATCAACCAGTACCTGCAGACTCTCGACTTCTTTGTCTCGTTCAACTTGGACGAAGCGTTCGAGGAGACGATCAAGTCTCGGTACCGTGATGATTTCTCGTATCCCTCTTTCTCCGAGGGCGAGAAGCAGAGAATCGATCTGGCTCTCCTTTTCACCTGGCGCCAGATTGCCAAGATGAAGAACTCGGTGAGCACGAACCTGCTGGTTCTTGACGAGACATTTGATTCCTCGATGGATGCCGATGGTGTGGAGAACCTCATGAAGATCCTGAAGACCCTTGATGCCGGTACCTCAGTCTTCATCATCTCTCACAAGACCGATGCTCTGGACAGCAAGTTCCCGAACAAAATCGAGTTTGAGAAGGTCAAAAACTTCTCTCAGATCAAACAAAAATAAGGTCTAAGTTGTTGATGGTCAACAGTTTGCAAACAAAAGCAAACTGAGTTATTTACACCAGCACCGGTCGTGCTAGGATTCTGTCATGATGAATTCCACCGCACAGGGCACGCTGGCCCGACTGCTCTCGAAGGAGAACATCACGATCCAGCACGGCAACTTTCAGACCGCCTTCTTTGACGTAGAGTCCCGCACCCTTGGCCTCCCCATCTGGCAGAACAAGGGCAAGGACGTGTACGACCTGCTGGTCGGTCATGAGGTTGGTCACGCCCTGTTCACTCCGCCTGACTTCCACAAGGATATGCGGGGTGCTCGGCAGGATTACATCAACCTTGTCGAAGACGTTCGCATCGAGCGGATGATCCAAAACCAGTACCCCGGCCTGATCTCCTGCTTCGCTCGAGGCTATGCTGACCTCGCCGCCGAGGATTTCTTCGGCATCAACAAAACCGGTACTGGCAAGCTCAATCTTCCTGACCGGCTGAACATCAAATTCAAGCTTCGTAACCTGATCGACATCTACTTCAGCTCTGAGGAGCTCAAGATCAAGGCTCAGATCGAAGCTGCGCAGACGTGGGATGAAGTCGTTCAGGCCGCCCTGGATCTCGAGAAGTTCGTCAAGGAGGCTGCCGCGAAGCAGCAGGAGCCCGGACAGATTCCTCAGCCGCCGCAGCCGCAGCCTCGGGATAGCCGCGAGGAGAGCGAAGGCGAACAAGCTAGCCAGCAGGAGCAGAGCTCAGATTCCTCTAAGGATACCGCCGAGGCCTCCGCTGAGGATGACTCGGACGATTCTTCGTCTGACGCCGAGAAGGGCGACTCGATGCAGAATGATTCTGACGAGAAAGGTGAGGAGTCTTCTCAGAAGCCTGATCCTCAGGACGCAAGCGGCGCCAAGGACAAGGCCGAGAAAACCGACCAAGAAGGTACTTCTAGCAGCACCGACAAGCCGACTGACTTTGCTGATCCGAACACCAACCTAGACGTCTCGACTCAGCGCCACTTCGACCAAAAAACGGAAAAGCTCGTCGATACCTCCAAGGACACTCTGCACACGCAATTTGCGACAGCTCCGACTCGTGCTGAATCTCTGGAGAATGTGATGCCGTACGCCGATCTACACCAGCGCCGTATGCGGTCGGTTTATTTCTCCACAGCTTTTAATAATCCTGGCTGCCGCGACGAATTTTCTCAGTTCCTCAAGGCTAACCAGAAGGTCATCGGTATGATGGTCAAGGAGTTCGATCTCCGCAAGTCTGCCCATCAGTATTCTCGCGCCACGACTTCCAAGACTGGTTCGCTAGACCTCAATCGCCTGCATTCCTATCGCACCAGCGACGATGTGTTCCTCAGCGTCACCAAGCTGGCCAACGCTAAGAATCACGGAATGGTCATGTTCGTGGACTATTCCGGCTCGATGGTTCGAGTGCTCCCATCCGTCTTGAAGCACCTCATCAACATGGCTCTCTTCTGCCGTCGTGCCGGAATTCCTTTCAAGGTGTACGGCTTCACGAATGATGCATCTGGTCGCCAGAAGTCCGTGGAGTATGCCACCATCATCAAGGGCAGCACGGACAAGGTTCTCGTATCTAATACGATCCTCCTCGATCTGGTCAACTCCAACCTTAGCAAGAATGAGTTTAACGATGCGATCTACGGTATGTGGCTTCGTACCCGAGACGATTCCTGTCGTGCTGGCGTAGAGAATCTCGGCAGTACACCTCTCAACGAAACGATCATCATCGCTCACGACATCGTCAAGGATTTCCGCGCTCAGCACAACTTCGACAAGGTCACGGCGATCTTCTTGACCGACGGCTCCGGCAATCCTCTTCGTGCTGGTCTTGCTGCCGGCCTCTCCGAGAGTCGAATCACTCAGAACAATGCCTTTGGCTATCAGCTTTATGCCAAGATGTCCTTCAAGATCCATGGTCGGATCGTCACTGCAGACCATGGCTCCATGACGGAAAAACTCATGGAAAATCTGAAGCTCACGACCGGATGTGACACCATGGGCTTCTTTATCCCAGCCGGCCGGCGAGTGCTCAACAGCACGATCGCTACGGCCATCCGCCGCATGAAGAATTGGAACACGCTGATGCCGAAGTACGAGCAGTCCTACAAGGACGACGGCTTCCTCTCACTTCCTGGTGCCTATGGCTACGACAGCTTCTTCATCGTAGGATCTGGCAATGACCTCGACATCGAGGACGAAGAGCTCGAGGTCACGCCCGACATGACTCGCAGCAAGATCGCTCGTCAGTTCAAGAACTTCTCCTCTGCTAAGAAGGGCAATCGCATCTTCGTGACGAAGTTCTCCGAGGCTGTTGCCTAAGTATCTAGAACACCAACAAGTTAGAGCGCAACAAATCTGTGTACGAGAGCCGCGAAATAGTGTACAATGTCTGCGTAGTTTGATTTCTTCTTAGATCATGAAAGACATATCCCTCAAGATTATCTCGGTTCTGTCCGAGAAGTACCCTGACCAAGTTCAGTTCCGCCGCAAGCAAATCGATGACGTAGCTGTTGAGCTCGGCTTCGGCTTCAAGGGCGCCGCCGAGCTCATCGGCGACGAGTTCAAGGTTTCTCGTGGCCTTTACGACCTAACTCGAGTCATCAAGAAGTCTACCGAGCCGCTTCCCACGAAGCCTCAGGCCGTAGCTTCTCCCGTCCTCAAGCTTTCGGCTGCGATCTCCTCCACAATCAACGAGGACTCGTACGTTCCCCTTCAGGACGAGACTTATGTGCCGTGGGGTGCGTATTCTGACGTGGCTCAGATCATCAAGTCCAAAACTTTCTATCCGATCTATATCGCTGGCTTGTCAGGCAATGGCAAGACCATGATGGTCGAACAGGCCTGCGCCTCGCTCGACCGCGAGTACATCCGAGTCCAAATTTCCCCGGAGACAGACGAAGACGACCTCATCGGTGGTTTCCGACTTCTCAACGGCGATACGGTGTTTGCCAAAGGTCCGGTCATCAAGGCCATGGAACGAGGCGCCATCTTACTCGTCGATGAGATCGATCGAGCGACCAACAAAATCATGTGCTTGCAGGGTGTTCTTGAGGGCAAGCCTGTTTTGATTAAGAAGACCGGTGAAGTGATTCATCCGTCTCCGGGGTTCAATGTTATCGCGACGGCCAACACGAAGGGCAAGGGCTCTGACGATGGTCGGTTTGTTGCTGCCACCATTATCGACGAGGCATTTCTCGAGCGATTCGTGGCCACCATCGAGCAGCCATACGCAAGCTTCGCCACCGAGAAGAAGATCGTCCTCCGTCACATGGAGAAGTACGGCCGCCGTGACGAGGACTTCGCTGAGAAGCTCTGCACGTGGGCCGAGGTCATTCGCAAGACCTTTGCCGATGATGGCGTTGACGAGGTCATCTCGACCCGACGTCTCTGCCACATCGCCCATTCCTACAAGATCTTCGAGGATCGCCTCAAGGCCGTCCAGATGTGCATCAGTCGCTTCGATCTCGATACCAAGACCGCGTTCTTGGATCTGTACACGAAGATCGATCCGATGGTTCAGCCGGTTCGCGAACCGTCAGCTGCACCGACGGAAGGCATAGTGCCGGCTCCGGCAGCCACCGCCTAATTCCCAGCAAATCCTGTTTACAAAAACAGGAAATAGTTTAGGATCGTTGCATGGTGAGTGATCCGCACCATGCAACTCAAACCAAAGATGGATCATTGAAAACATAATACCATGGCTAAGACCAACACAAACCAGAAGACCCGTATGATCAAGTTCCTTGCTAACGGCAAGGAGTTCACCATCACCGAGATCGAGCGTCGTCTCGCGATTGCCAATCCTTCGGCAGTCGTAGCGCAGCTCCGTGACGAGGGTCACGTCATCTGGACCAACCGTCGTACGGACAAGAAGACCGGCCGCCGTATCTTCAAGTACCGTTATGACACCGCCCGTAGCGCTCAGAACCTCCGCTAAGTTCTAGGCTACATCATTGGCTGTAGGGCGAAAATCCTACAGCCAATCCACTTTTATCCATCATGGTACTTTCACAAAACACAATCGAAATCCTCAAAAACTTTGCGGCCATTAATCCGAACCTGCTGTTCAAGCAGGGCTCGACCGTAGATACGGTCTCGGACGCAAAAACCATGATGGGATCTGCTAATATCGCAGAGGTGATGCCACAGGAATTTGGCATCTACGACCTGAACGAGTTCCTCTCGATCCTTACGTTGGTCGATCAACCTCAGCTTGAGTTCGGAAAGACATCGGTAACTATTCGGGATGGTAACACATCCATTGAGTACCGATATGCAGCGCTAGATACTCTCACGGTACCTACGAGGAAAGTATCCATGCCTGCACCTGAGGTGGTTCTAAACCTGACGTCAGATTCAATGAATCGCCTGAAGAAGGCTGCATCTGTACTAGGTCACAGTTCGATCCAGCTTGAGGGGAAAAATGGCAGGATTTCAGCCAACATTGTCAATCCGAAGGACAAGAGCTCGAATAAATACACGATTGTGGTGGACGAGAAGAATGCTTGCACCAAGGTCTTCTCGCTCATCATACCCATCAGCCACCTAAAAATGATGACGGGTGATTACGTGGTCTCGTTCAGTTCTAAATTGATCAGTCACTTCAAGAACACCAGTATTCCGGTTGAATACTGGATCGCTCTTGAAAAAGAGTCGACGTTCGGTTCATAAGAAGTCGAACAAACCTAGGTACAAACAAACATGGAAAACCAAGCAGATACAACCAACGCTACCGCTCCTGAAGCGGGTCAAACCAACACTCCTCCGCAGCTCGGTCTTAACGATCTGGCCGCAGTGGTTCAAATGATCGACGTATGCTCCAAGCGCGGAGCATTCGAGGGTCCTGAGCTCTCCGCCATCGGCACGCTCCGTACTCGTTTCGTCGAGTTCCTGAAGGCTAATACCCCGAAGGATCAGCAGGGTGGAGCCGCCGCTCCAGCCGCCGGTGTTGAAACCGTTCCAGGCGACGCTCTCCCCAAGAGCTAACGGATAGCAAATCCGATCGGACTTTTGGCGCGTAGTCTGTAAAGAACGCGCCTTTTTTGACCAATTTTTATCATGAGCAACATCCCTACATCCATTGAAGATCGCGCAGCGATCCGTAAAGCACTCGACCAAATCTCTGAGGAGTATACCAACATTGAGACGTCTCGTTCACAGATCAAGGAGATCCTGAACGCACTCGAGGACAAGTACAAGACTCCGAAGAAGACGATGTCCAAGGTAGCGAAGCTCTACCACAAACAGAGCGTCTCCGAGTTCGAATCCGAAGCATCAGAAATCAAGGCGATTTACAAGACCATCGTTTCGTGATTTGATTGTCCCCATGAAGGAATCAGATTCGATTCGTGAACATCTGTGGGTCGAGAAGTATCGGCCCACCACCATTTCTGACTGTGTTCTACCTGAACACCTGAAGAAAACGTTTCAGGGAGTAGTAGACTCCGGCGAGTTGCACAACATGCTTCTCACCGGAACTGCAGGTCTTGGCAAAACCACGGTGGCACGTGCGCTGTGCAACGAGCTGAATCTGGACTACATCCTGATCAACGGATCTGAAGAATCAGGAATCGACACGCTCAGGAATAAGATCAAGCAGTTTGCTTCCTCAGTTTCACTCACGAGTGACAACCACAAAGTAGTCATTCTTGATGAGGCAGACTACCTGAATCCTCAGTCGACTCAGCCAGCCCTTCGTGGATTCATCGAGGAGTTCTCCAACAATTGCCGGTTCATCCTGACATGCAACTTCAAGAATCGAATCATTGAGCCGTTGCACTCTCGTTGCGCTGTCATCGAGTTCAACACCAGTAAGAAGCAGCTAGTTGATGTTGCAGCAAAGTTCTACAAGAGGCTAATTCACATTCTGAAGACTGAGAAGGTTGAGTTCGACGATAAGGTCCTGATCGAGCTCGTTATGAAACACGCGCCTGACTGGCGCCGTATCATCAACGAGTGTCAGCGTTACAGCTCTTCAGGGAAGATCGATACCGGTCTTCTCTCGAACCTCAGTGACGTCAACATCTCGATCCTGATGAAGTCCCTGAAGGAAAAGGACTTCAAGTCCATGCGTGCCTGGGTATCCAACAACATCGACACTGAACCTGCTGCGATCTTCCGAAAGGTATTTGACAACATGGTCGAGTACGCAAAACCTCAATCAGTTCCTCAGGTCGTTCTCATTCTGGCAGAATACCAGTACAAGGATGCCTTCGTGGCAGATCACGAGCTGAACATGGTTGCATGCATGACCGAACTGATGGCGTCGATCGAATGGAAATGAACTGGCCAAACACACTCCCTCACAAAGCCTTTGGATCCATGGTTTGCATCATGGCGCCAGCGGATCGTAAACTCACTGTAGGAAAGCGCTATGCCATACTCGATATGGATCCCGTGGCTCTCGGCCCGGGGGAATCGCGGTTTGACTACTACGTCCAGGACGATAGAGGACTGTATGCTTGGATCCAGCCTGAATGCTTTGCAGACTTCATTAAAGCTTGAACTTCTTCGACTATCTCAATAGCATCAACCATTCCAAGGAGAACCTAATGGTTGATTCTGTATCCGAGAACGCCTACAATAGCTTCATGGTGAACCGTGGGCTATCGTATTTCTCGGATACGGTTCTATTGGCAAATGAGATGAATCGTCTGCATCATGCAGATAAGCCTCTCCAGTATTCGTTTTTGATAAATACGGTGAGAAAGAATAAACGCTTCAGCAAATGGATTAAACCCCAGGAAACTGAAGACCTCATGATTGTCAAAGAATACTATGGCTACAGTAATGAAAAGGCTAGGTCTGCTTTGTCGATCCTGAGTGCTCAGCAAATAAGCGAACTCAAATCTAAAATCGACAAAGGTGGAAAATCAGGAAATAAAGCCTCAGCCTAGCACTCAGATCGACGAAACGCCGGTCGAGTGGACTCCTGCGATGATGCTTGAGGTCACGTTGAGTCAGCCTGATGACTTCCTGAAAATCCGAGAGACACTGACCCGAATCGGTGTCGCTTCCCGAAAAGAGACAAACAAGCTTTACCAGTCTTGCCACATCCTGCACAAGCAGGGCCGTTATTTCATAGTTCACTTCAAGGAATTGTTCTTGCTGGACGGCAAGCCTTCAAATCTGAACGTGAATGATGTTCAGAGGCGAAACACGATTGCCACTCTTCTTTCAGACTGGGGACTGGCTTCCATCGTGAATACCGAACAGTGCCGAGAAAAAGCACCGTTACGCCAGATCAAGATCATTCCTCACAAAGAGAAGAATCAGTGGGAACTGCTGCCGAAGTACTCTATCGGCAATACGAAACCCTGATAAATAAATTTGCCGGCAATACCGTCGGCAACCATCGGTGCCCTTTGGGGCCGGTGGAAGTTAGTTAACCTTGCTATCATTAGGAGGAAAGTCAGATGACAACGTATACTACCAACAATGCGTCATTCACATTCCCGCGTTCAAACTTCGTGGGATTCGAACGTCTGTTCGATGAGTTGTCCCGTAATACGGTGAACAACACGAACAACTACCCGCCGCACAACATTGTTCAGATCGACGAGGATAATTTTCTCATCGAGATTGCGGTTGCAGGGTTCAAGCATGAGAACCTGGATATCCAATTGAAGGATTCCATTCTCACTGTCACCGGAAAGAAGGAGGACACTCGGACATATTCTCACAAGGGAATCTCTTCCCGTGAGTTCATCCGTACGTTTACTCTCGGTGAACACGTTCAGGTGAACGGCGCCGACCTCGAGGATGGCATTCTGGCCATCAAGCTCGAGCGCGTGATTCCAGAGGAAGAACGCCCTCGAAAGATCGAGATCGGAACAGAGACAAAGAAAACAAAGAAGTCATTCCTGAAAGATTGACATTGATTCATTGAGAATGACACGGCGGCTGGAAACGGCCGCCGTTTTTTGTTTACTTTTGTCCGGATCATGATAGGGTATTGAGTATGACGTTCTACACAAATGTCCTTTCGAAGGACGGCAAGATCCTGTACCGAGGTTACGAGGATGGATCTCGAGTCAAGAAGAAGATCAATTTTCAGCCCACCCTTTTCAAGGAGGCAGCGAAGCAGTTTGAGGACAGCACCTGGGTTTCTCTGGATGGAAAGAAGCTGCGCGAGGTTCAGTATGCCTCGATCAAGGAAGCATATCAGGACAAGAAGATGTGTGAGGATCTTAAGATCCCACTCTGGGGCAATACGAGATTTGTTTCTCAGTTCATCCAAAAACAGTTTCCTGGAAACATTCTTTTTCAGCGTGACCTGATCCAGGTGGTCAGCATAGACATCGAGACTCGTTCGGACAACGGGTTTCCGAACGTTGAGACCGGTGACCAAGAGATCCTGTCTATCGCCTTGAAGAACAACAAAGAGGACTGCTTCCATCTGTGGTGCATGAAAGCCTATGATGAGACCAATTCCTCTGTTAAGGCGAAGGTCGAGGTTCACCAATTCGTAAACGAGAAGGCCATGTTGATGGACTTCCTCAAGTGGTGGTTCAACCCGAAGAATACGCCTGACATCGTCACTGGTTGGAACAGCCGTCTCTTTGACGTGGCGTATCTGTATGCTCGTATCCGCGGTGTCCTAGGTGAAGAGCTCGCACTCCATCTTTCTCCCTGGAAGATGTGCGAGGAAGAGAAGATCTCGTTCAAAGGTCGATCCCGTGAAGCGACCTTCATCGATCTCCTGGGTATCTCACAGCTAGACTATCTGGATCTCTTCAAGAAGTTCACGACTCACACCTACGGAAACCAGGAGTCCTACAAGTTGTCTCACATCGCCAAGGTGGTTCTGGGCGACGACAAGATCCAGTACGATGGCACGCTTCAGGAGCTTTACGATAACGATCCTCAGGCATTCTTCAATTATAACTTGAAGGACGTCGAGCTGATCGAACGCTTTGAGGATAAGCTCGGTCTGATCACTCTGGCACTCACCATAGCGTACATCGGTGGTGTCAATTACATCGACACCCTCGGCACGACTGCAATATGGGACTCCATCATCTATCGAGATCTGTGCAAGCGTAACGTAACCATACCGGCTTTCATCGAGGAAAGAAAGCGCGTTCCATACCCGGGCGGATACGTGAAGGACGTGGCCGTGGGCAAACACAATTGGGTCTGTTCGTTCGACGTGAACTCGATGTACCCGAATCTGTTCGTACAGTACAACATGTCTCCCGAGACCATCATCGGTGGACAGGGTGACATTACGCCTGGCATCGATCCGGACATGCTGCTTTCAGACAAACCATTCACTCCGGTCCACAATAA